AAACAAAAGAAGAACCTAAAGAAGAAGTAAAAGAAACCAAACAGGAAAAAGCCAACAAGATAGTCAAGAAAATGGGTGATAAAGGTAAATATGATGCCAACAATCAAACAAAGACTTTGGTTGTTATGCAAGTCTTGGCAGATAGTAAGAGTTTTTTTGACCAACCACAGCTACCACAGATACAAGGATTTTTTGATAATAGAACTTTGCCAGATGGTGAAATAATTGATAATAATATTTTGATGTATAATTTGTTTATGAATAATGATTTAGGACACAATGAATTGGTAGATTTACAATGGAAGTAGAATATAAGGGAATTTCTATGAAGGGTGGAAAACTCTTTATTATATTTTCTTTATTAGGAACTCTTGGTGGTGGATTATGGGGTGCATTTGAATTTTGGAAGGATTATCAGACACTTCAACAAAGAGTGAACGATTTTATTTCCCCTGACATGAGTAAATATGATGAACAAATAGCAGTTCTTAAATCAGAAATATCCTCAGTTTTAGAAGAAGTTAGCCTAGTCAATGATGTAGCTAGTCAAATGCAAACAACAATTAGAGAAGATTTAAAAGAAATTAAGCAAGATGTAAGAGCCATAGATAAGGTAGTCAATGATATTGAGGACAGAGTAAAAGCTAATGAAAGAGAAATTTCAGAAGATTTTAAGATTTTAGAAAAAGAAATAGATGATAAGATAAGAAAAGCATTAAACAACCCATTATCAGGAGTAAAATAAATGGCAACACAAAATGAACTACAAGAACAACTAAAGAAAGCAAAAAAAGAATTAAGGGAAGCAAGGGAAGAAGTGAAAGAAGCTAAAATTAGAGAACAACTCTATCTTGAAAGATTAGATAATTGGGCAGAAAAAAACCAAGCCTTACATAGAGAAATATCAGGAATGACTATGGATGATGTCGCAAGAAAGCAAAGAGCAAAAGCAGAATATAAAGAGAAATATGCAAAAGATATTGAGATAGCAGAAACATTTGACAAACAGGCTCAAGTTAAGCTAAATACTACTGGAATAACAGAAAACACAATGTAATGAACATAGAACTAAAAAACATATTGCCTTACATAGCTATCATTGCTTCTCTAGCAATGACTTGGGGAATGTGGTCAACTAGATTAGAAGCAGTAGAAAAAAAAGCTGATTCAATTTCAGAAATGCAACAAGATATTGCAGTCATTAAAGAAAAAATTATTTGGATAGAAAAACATTTAAATGGTGATTAACATCTCCTCTATATTCCTTTTGGGGTATATGTGCATAGCAGGAGAATGTATTACCATTAATGAAAAACATAAATCCGTAGAGGATTGCAAAATGAATGGAAGTTATCTAAAGTTAATGCTAGATGAACAGAATATTCGCAAATACTTCTTTGCTTGTGTTGATGCAACAGAATATGAAAATTCGTAAAGGATTAATGTTTAGTTTTTATTGTGGATGATAAACAACAAAAAGGCGTAGCATCAGAATTAATCGCTGAATATTATCTTACCAAAGCAGGGTATTTTGTTTATACCAAAAAATCAGTTCAATCAGCAGTAGATTTAGTAGCTATCAAACCAAATACAGGGGAAGTTCTTTTAGTAGATGTTAAAACCGCTAGTATCAGAATGAGCGGTGCAAAAATAGGTTCTACTATTCGCAGAGTGTTATCAGAAGAACAAAAGCGTCTAAATGTTCATCTTCTTTATATCTATGAAAATAAAATGTGCGAATTGATTAGTTATGAAGGTGATAATATAATAACCAAAATTCTCAATGAAGTATTAGATTAAGGAGGCAGAATGAGAATAATAAAAGTAGGAAAAGAAATAAGACTAACAATGACGAATGAAGAAAAAGAAGAAATAACAGAAAGGAATAGTTTAGATATGCACATAGGTTATTTGAACGTCTTACAACAAGACATCAGTAAGATTTTGACAGAATTACTCCCAAAGGTTAAAAAGAAGAATGGATATTGATAAATTATGTGCTTCAATTTTGAAGCATGAAGGTAGCAACAAAGATAAAGATGGGATGCATGTACCTTATAAAGACACCGCAGGATTATGGACTATTTGCTATGGTCATATGGTGACTAAAGATGAAATGGATAATTTTAGTCCTGATAAAAGATATAGCGAAGATGAAGCTATAGAGATTTTTAAAAGAGATGTGAATGTTGCGATTGATGGTGCAAAAGTTTTTATTGACCCAAACAGCATACCTGAAGATAAATTTTTAATTATTATAGAATTATGTTTTTGGATGGGATTACCTCGTCTATTAGGTTTTAAGATGGCACGAAAAGCATTAGAAGAAAAAAACTGGGGTGAATGTGCTGACCAATTACTAGATTCTAAATTAGGAAGAAGTCCAGTAAGAGGCATTGTTAAAAGAATAACAGAACTTAGTAATAGAATGAGGAAAGAATAATGATTAATAAATTATTAGGTGGTGGGTTAGTAGATAGTGTTGGAAAGATAGTTGATGAACTCCACACATCAGAAGAAGAAAAAGCACAAGCAAAAATAAAACTCAAAGAATTAGATAACGCATTAAACAAAGCACAGACAGATATAAATCTTGCTGATGCTAAATCTACTGCAACAGGTTTAGGTGGACTACTACAAAGAATTTGGCGACCCCTGATTGGTTTCAGTTGTGCCTTAGCAATCTTTTGGGAATTTGTTTTAAAACAATTTATTATGTTTTTCCTTGCAGTATTTGAAGTTGAAACTTTACCATTGCCAACTTTAGATATGGGTGTTTTAATGCCATTGGTCATGAGCCTTTTGGGCATGGCTACACTCAGAACGTATGAGAAACAGAAAGGTATAAGCAAATGAAAAAACTTATTTGGAAACCTATAGAAGCACTCCTTGATTGGGCAGACCCTTATTGGACTTGGTCTAATCTATGGAAGTTAATTGTTGTGTTAGTGATTGTCTATTTTGGACATAACTTAATGCACTAATGATTACCACCACCGCCACCCTATCAGTTTTAATCAAACCTAGAATAATCGGTAGTAAAGGTAGAACATTTAAAAAATTAACTTTTGGTAAAATCCCCATTAAGAAACCAAAGCTAAGAATAGGTAAAATAAAAAAGGCAAGATGATTAACACCTTGCCTTTAAATATACACACAAACTTTTCCTTTCGTTTGTTGTAATTATTATAATGAAAAAAAGAACTGAAACAATATTATACTTAGAATTTTACGACCATTCATCCTCCACTAACTCTTGGCAAGAATACAAAGAAATCCTAGCTGACTTAAATCCTGAAAATAACATTATGAAGGTAGTAGGCAAACTCTTAGAAGAAACAGAAATAGCCTATAAATTAACTACTATGTGGGGTGATGATTGTGCAGGTTCAGGACACTCTATAATTAAATCCACTATTGAACGAGAACTAAGGTGGGAAGTACCTATAATTATACCCAAAAAACCGCTTTTAAGGCACTTACAGTAGGGTTTTAATCTTTTTGTGAGGTTATAGTGGGGTGACTGTTAAAATCACCCCACACAGGAGGAATAGTGTTAAAAGAAAATGTGTTAAACTAAAAACACTAGCTAAAATCTAGCAATTTATTGAGATAATTCAATTCCCAAATAATTATAAAATATTTATAAAAAAACTATTGCATAAATTATAAATTAGTTTACGAATATTAATTATGAACAAACAGGAGGTTCAAATGTTAAACCAAAAAGAATATGACGCATTACTAATAGCAACTAGCCTTAGAGAATTTAATGGTTATGAAAACACAGAAGAACTTATAACATCTTTAAATTCAGCTATGGATAAAATTACTAAAGATTTTACAAAAAGAGGAATAGAAGATGCTACTGATTTTGAAACTAGAAAACAACAGGAGGTAAAATAATGGAACAATATATTTTTGAAATTATTACACATTGGGGTAGAAGAAAAAATGTAGTTAATGTTAAAGCAAAAGATTATCAATCAGCTTTAAAAATTTGTTATCAAAATTATCCAAAGAAATGGTTTTATGCAGATGAATTTTTTAATGCAGGTTTTGAAGATGATTTGAAAAGGTCATGCGAAATTTATGCTAAACCTTACATTGATACACAAACAGGAAAATATTTAAGGAGGGTACAAAATGTTTAATTTAATAATCACTACATTCGCACACATAGCCATGATTGGTTTTACTTTATATTTTATATGGGAGATGTTCGGTGAATAAACTTAAAGTCAAAATAGATTGGGAGTTTGTTATTGACTTATCAACTAAAAGAGAAACCTGCACTGCTTGTAATGGTGCAGGTCAAGTTAATGTTGATGACCCAGATATTAAAAGAGATGGTTGTGATGAATGTGTTGCGTCTGGCTCTTTTGATGCACAAATAGAAAATTGTATTACTGAAAGTGGTAATCAATATTATTTAGAAAAATACATAAGCGACACTGATATGGAAAAAATGTTTTTGATTAGAGATTTGTTAAGACTGAGGCAAGAATATTTTCAAAATTATGAAATGAAACCATATCAAGAAGAACCTAGTTTTATTAAAATAGAAAGGAGATAAGTAATGACTGACATCAAAGCTAGAATACTAAAGTTTGGTGGTAAACAAACAACTACAGAAATGTTTACGACTATTAAAGTAAGAAAAAAAGATGTTGTGAAGATTAGAGAAACTTTAAAACAAATGGGTTTATCTATGACATTAACAGATGCTTTTACGTTTGCAGTAAACAATACATTTGGAGGTAAATAATGAAAGAAGATGTATGTAAAATATGTTTAGGAAATGATTATTACATTGATGAAGATAATCGTGTTCATCAATGTCCTGAATGTACTTATTACGGAAAAGACTATGAACCACAGGAGATAGAAAATGAAACAAGAACTGAAACCCTTTATCCCATTAATAGCTAAGTTGTATGTTAATTATGGATATAAGCATTATCCCCTATGCAAATTTAAACAGGAGGAAATAGATGTTAAAGTTATTAGTGAGTATGTTGCTAATAGTATCTTGCACTTACACTCCGATAAATGACAGCAGGGGTAATAAAGGTGAAAAAGTTGCTTATCGTTTTAATGATGATTTGCAAACTTGCCGAGCAATCGCAAACGAGAATACATCAGATGTTATTGAGGCTAGTAAAGTCGTCTATAACTGGTATGTGCGACCCTCACTTCTTTGGCTACCAGACAAGTGGGATTATTCATATAAACAAATGGTAAATAAATGCATGACTAATAGGGGTCATAGTATATTATCAAATGACTAAGACAGGAGGTCTAATATGTCAAAACTACTAGAGGCGTTAGAGAACGCCAAACAAAACTTCAATACTTTAGAGAAAAGTGGAAAGAATAATTTTTTTAAAACACAAAATGGTGTTCATACTTATTCTACACTAGAAGATATTTTTAAATCTTGTAAGGATGCACTTTACAAAAATAAATTATCTTTGCATTACACTCTAAACTTTGAAGATAACATTCAGTATTTAATAACAACACTAACGCATATTGATACTAATGAATCTATAAACTCTAAATCAGCTATTGGTACTATTCAAAGTACACCTCAACAGATTGGTTCTGGTATTACTTATTTTAGAAGATATCACATTCAATCAATGCTGAACTTAGAAGCAGATTTTGATGATGATGGGAACATAGCATCAAATGTTAAACAACCAACCCAACAAACAACCAAAGGAGGTTTATAAATGGCAAACTGGTTAAATTTATTTAAGAACGACAGAAAGACTGAAGGTGATAATCAACCACTATATAAAAATGCAAAAGTTGTATTTGATAGTGATGTCACCTTAACCGCAGGTATTCCTTATGAAGTAGCTTTATGGAAAAAAGACCAAACTAATAATGGAAAGCCTACGGATATGGTTTCAATTAAAATTGAACCTAATACATACTTAATTAATGAAGGTGAAGTAAAGGTAGAACAAACTGACAAACCGCCATTCTAAAATAATTAAGGATAAAAAATATATGCAGTGGGTGGTAGAAAATCACCCCTGCTATATTTGTAATTTAGAAGGAAGATTAAATTATTCTCAAATACAATTTCATCACTTGCAAGGTAAGTACCGAGTAGGTGCTATGATTAGAGATGACAGTGTAGGAATACCATTATGTTTTACTTGTCATTCTATCTTTCATAAAAGAGGTGAAAGGTTATACTGGGAAGAAATAAACATAGACCCAAAAATCTATGCAGATGAACTCTGGGAGGAGTACAATGAAACTAGAAAACTTTAAGAAATGGGATTTACTCCCTATGTCACCATCCAAATTAAATGGATATAGAAACTATACTTGCCAATTTATTATAGAAAAAATCTATAAAAGATTAGGTACATCATCACCACCTGCTCAAGCAGGAAATACAGTTGAGCCTATGTTAATGGATTATTTAGAGGGTAAGGAAGTTAATCAAGCTGAATACTTAACTAACTTTAAAAAAGAAACTTTAGATTATCCTAATAGAGATGATGTAGAAAAATATCTTGATTTAATACCTAAGATGTTTGAACAAGCTAAATCATTTAAAGAAATAGTAGCTGATAAAGAATTACATTCTTATCAAGAAGAACTATTTACAGAAGTTCTTGGAATACCCTTTAGAGGATTTAGTGATTTCGTTTACAAGAAAGATGACAAACTTTTTATGTATGACCTAAAGACTAAAGGAAGAATGGCTATTAACCATTATGATAAACTACAGCAATGGTTTTATCGCAAGGCACTACAAGAAACTTATAATATGGAAGTTGAATGTTATTTATTTATCGTCACTCCTGCTAAATCACATCTTGAACCTATAGAATTTACAGAGGAGTTTGAGATTGAGATTAACAATGGATTAAAAAGCATGAACAGAGTTTTAGAGTTATGTAATGAACCTAAAGACTTTGCTTATATCTACCAACCAAAAATGGATGATTTTATTTGGCGTAGTAAACATTTATATCAAGCTAGAAAAGATATTTGGGGGATTTAATATGTACGAACAAAATAATACTTTCACACACGATTTAAAATTTGGTCAAATGAAAGAAGAAGAATTAGCTAATATTTTAGTTAATCAACCCATTGAAGTTAAAACTGACTGTAAATGGAAAAAAACAGGCAATTTAGCTATTGAATATAAATCAAGAGGTAAGCCATCAGGTATAGCCACAACTAAATCTGAATACTGGGCATTTATTTTAGATGCTAATGGATTTACAGAAGGAATATTAATTGTTCCTATAGCTAAACTATTAGTTGTTGCAAAATATCACTATCAGCAAGGTAATATAGTTAATGGTGGTGAAAATTCCGATATGGTTTTAGTTCCTATAGCTGATTTAGTAAAATAGTGACTAAGATTACAAAAAGCCAAAAAGAAATTGTGAAGTGTATGGACTGTAAGCGTAAATATACTAAATTCATGTCTATAAAGATTTCACAGTACACAAATGAGCATAAATGTATTAAATGTTATAACGGAGGTAATTATGACAAAGAAAATGATATTCGTACAATATTGTCCAAACGATATGTGGACAGGTTGTTCTACACTTACAGGTAAAGCTGAACTAGCCTATCGCAGAATATGCGATTTAATTTACGTTCAGGATAATAAGTTATTTGATGACGAAGTGACTTGGGAACAAGTGACTAGACCTTTCTATGAAGATATAGAGAAAATCAAAACTGAACTAATCAACAAAGATAAAATCTATATTGAAGAAGGTAAAATTCACAACAAAAGATGTGACTTAGAGATAGAAAAAGCTAAAGAAAAGCATCAAAAGGCAGTCAAGTCAGCAGAGGCAAGATGGGGTGTTCGATACCCCTCTGGTGCACCAAAAGGGGATACAACACCTAATGCGGACGCAGTGCAAACGCATAGCGTTGGCAATGCTAACACACTAACACACGAACACACTAACACACCAACCATTAATCATAAATCAAATATATATACGCAGGAATTTGATACTTTCTGGCGAAAGTATGTTTTAGATTATAAAGATACTAGGTCAGTAAAGTGGGATAGCTTTCAACAATGGAAAAAACTAGATGATAAACAAAAACAATCAGTAGGGGATAAGTACGTCACCTATAGAAACCAAAAAGGTGATTATTACAAGGCACTAGAGCGGTTTTTGAGGAAAAAGATATATCTTGAAGTGACACCTGTTAAAGAAAAATCAAATGAGGAAATGCGAGAATGGAAGTTAAAAGGTGATATAGATATGCGTAAAAAAGGTATTAAGCCTTTATCATGGTCAGTTAGTTATATTGAAGAACTAGATAAAGCTATTGCGAATGGCGAGACATAAAATGGAGTTTCGCCCACTCCCTATCTTGCTTTCTAAATTCTACTTCTACAAATTGGTCAATGCCTTTAGGAGCATTATCAAACTTGAAAAGGTTAAGAAAAAAACTGATAGATTTGTTAGTAATATGATAAACATTCATGGTTGGAATATAGAAATAAATTGTTATCTTTGAATTGTTAAATGAGTAAAACAGATATGCAAAATCCACAGAATTATATTATTATTGATAACAAGGATGGAACATTCTCAGCTTTTGTTAATTATGGTATCTTTGAAAGTAAAGAAGATGCAGAAAAAAGTTTAGAGTATGTTATGAGCATCATGGGATATCAACTTCAACCTCAAGTCACTTATCACTAATGATAGTACAAGATAAAGCGATAAGCGACATCAAACCTTATCAAAAAAATCCGAGACATAAATACGATATAAATAAAGTTGCACAATCAATTAAAGAATTTGGTTTCCAACAACCCATAGTAGTTGACAGAGCAGGAGTTATTATAGTTGGACATGGTAGGTATGAAGCCGCCAAGTCTTTAAACTTAAAAACTATTCCTGTCACCATTGCTGACTTACCACCTGAAAAAGCAAAGGCATATAGAATAGCTGATAATAAAACCAATGAATATTCTGATTGGGATATGGGTTTATTAATTCAAGAGTTTACTGACTTACTAGATAATAATTATGATTTAGAACTAACAGGATTTGACCCTGATGAGTTAGAGAAAATAATTGTAGGTGAGAAAGATGGACTAACAGATGAAGATGCAGTTCCTGAAACACCTGAAGAACCAAAGGCACAACTAGGGGATATATATAAACTTGGTGAACATAGATTGATGTGTGGGGATAGCACTGACACAGAATTATTAGAAAAATTAATGGATAATCAAAAAGCAGATATGATATTTACTGACCCTCCATATGGTGTTGATTATAAAGGTATTAATAATGATGATAGAGAAGGATTAGAACAATTATTGGAAAAATCATTTTATCATTATCAATTATTTTCTAAATCTGGTGCCTCTATTTATTGTTTTCATTCTGATAGATGTGCAGATATTTTTCATAAAACATTCAGAAATTATTTTCATTTTAGTTCAATGATTATTTGGGAAAAAAATTCATTAACATTATCACAAACAGATTATCAATCTATTCACGAACCTTGTTTATATGGGTGGAATAAAACAGGCACTCATTCTTGGTTTGGTGATAGAAAACAAACTTCTGTTTGGAAAATTCATAAAGAAAATTTAAAAGGTCATACAACACCGAAACCTGTTGCTTTTATTGATAGAGCATTAAAAAATTCATCAAAATCAGATGATATTATTATAGATTTTTTTGGTGGTAGTGGTTCAACTATGATTGCTTGTGAAAAAACTAATCGTAAATGCTATATGATGGAGTTAGACCCAAAGTATATTGATGTAATTGTCAAGCGTTGGGAACAATACACAGGACAAAAGGCAGAAAAAATAAATTGATTAATAGTGTCTATTATTGATATAAAGCAATTAGCGTACACTCTACGCACAGAAAGAGGACAATATGGCAAGACCGAAATTAAATATCAATGGGGAGGAAGTTCAAAAATTGGCTTCATTTGGTTGTACTAATGTTGAGATTGCAGATTTCTTTAACTGTAATGAAGCGACTATTAGAAAGAGTTATTCCGAATATCTTACAAAAGGCAGAAGTTTGAAAAAACTACGTTTAAGACAGATACAATGGAAGATAGCTGAGAATGGAAACGCAACTATGGCTATATGGTTAGGCAAGAATGAATTAGGTCAATCAGATGGTGGAATGGTATCTGATGAAAATGAACCATTGCCATTTAGTGTAGATTAGTGTCTAAAAACTTCACCACTATTCCAATCTCATTAAAAGAAGCTAATGAATTTGTCACAGAACATCATAGTCATAACAAAAAAGTTCAAGGACATAAGTTCTCAATAGGTGTTTTACATGAAAATAACCTAGTTGGTGTTGCTATATGTGGCAGACCTATATCTGCAACATTAGATGATAAGAAAACATTAGAATTACTTAGGTCTTGTGTCTTAGATAACGCACCTAGAAACACAAATAGTTATCTTTATGGAAGATGTTGGAGAGTTGCAGATGCTCTAGGCTATCAAAGAATGATTACTTATACCTTGATAGAAGAAAAATCAGCAGCTTGTAAAGCTATTGGGATGCGAATTGTAAGTCAAACTAAAGATAGTTCTAAGGCTTGGTTAAATAAACAAAAGCAAGATGGTATAGTTAGACAAAATCAAGAGATATATAAAAAAATAAAATATAGATGGGAAAAAGGTTGTTTAATTATTGCCACTAAGTAAACCTCAAAAACAAGTTCTTGAATGTGATAAAAGATTTCGGTGCATTATCGCAGGGAGGCGGTGGGGAAAAACTTTTTTATCCGTCACTGAGATAGCTAAGTTTAGCCGATATCCTAAACGTAAGGTTTGGTATGTAGCACCAACTTATAGAATGGCTAAGACGATTGTTTGGACTGACTTAATAGAAAAGCTAACCGCACATAAATGGATTAAATCCGTTAATAACTCTGACTTGACTATTACATTAAGAAATGGCTCAACTATATCATTAAGGGGTGCAGATAATGAAAATAGCCTTAGAGGTGTAGGATTAGATTTTTTAATTATGGATGAGTTCGCAGATATTAGAGAGAATACTTGGTATGAAATTTTAAGACCAACTTTATCTGATAGGAATGGTTCAGCTTTATTCTGTGGCACACCTAGAGGATATGGAAACTGGAGTTATAACCTATTTACTAAAGCTGATGAAGACCCAAATAACTGGGCATCATTTCAATTTACTACCTTAGATGGTGGCAGGGTATCACCACAAGAAATAGAACAAGCTAAACAAGACCTAGACGAAAGAACATTTCAACAAGAGTATATGGGTTCATTTGTGAATTATGCAGGTCAAATATATTATAACTTTGATAGAAAAGAGAATGTTATAGATAATTATATTCCTGAAACTGATGAAATACATATTGGCATGGACTTCAATATAGACCCAATGAGTGCTGTGATATGTGAGTTAAAAGGCAATAATGTTTATCTCTATGAAGAGATTGTTATCTATAGTTCTAATACTGACGAAATGGTACAAGAAATCAAAAATAGATTTAAGGATAAGCATATATTTATTTATCCTGACCCTGCGTCAAAGCAAAGAAAAACATCAGCAGGTGGTGTCACAGATTTAGCTATATTAAAAAATGCAGGATTTAATATCAGAGTAAGAAATAATCATCCACTCATTAGAGATAGAATAAATGCAGTGAATACTAAATTGAAGAACGGAGTTGGTGACAGAACATTATTTATTGCAAATAAATGCAAAACTATGCTAAAAAGCATTGAAAGACAAATTTATAAAGAAGGAACAACTGTGCCTGACAAGGACAACAATTACGACCATATGAATGATGCATTAGGATATTTAGTGGAATATTTATACCCTGTCAAAAGACAGTTTACACCAAGTAAACCCAAGAGGTGGAGTTAATGGCATTATACAGTAGAGAATTTTTAACCCAAAAACACAAACATTATGAAGAAAAGTTTGCCGATTGGCATTTTCATTTGATGTCATACTTGGGTGGACAAGATTACCAAAATGGTTATCAACTTAACCGATATATTTTAGAAACAGATGAAGAATATTTAAAACGAGCAGAAAATACTCCCATAGATAATCATTGTAAGAATGTGGTACAAATCTATTCGTCTTTCTTATTCCGAGTACCACCTACAAGAAATTATGGTTCTATGAATGGTGATGAACAATTAAATTCATTCCTTAATGACGCTGATTTAGATGGAAGGTCATTCAACAATGTCATCAGAGAGATGCAAGTAAACGCATCTATCTATGGTACTTGTTGGGCAATGTTAGATAAACCTGCGGTACAAACACAAACTAGAGCAGAAGAATTACAATTAGACATTAGACCATACATGAGTCTTTATACACCTGAGAACGTCTTAAACTGGAATTTTGAACGCAGTTTAAATGGTAAATACATTTTAACATCATTAACACTACTAGAAGATTTATTTGATGACATGGCAACTATTAGAGTTTGGACTATGGAAGATATTACTACTTACAGAGTTGCAGAATTTAATAAAGGCTATTCCACATCTAAACCAATAATGGTTGATGAAATGCCAAATATGTTAGGAAAGATTCCTGCTGTTGTTTTATATAATCAAAAATCTCAGCGTAGAGGTATTGGCATATCTGATTTAAATGATGTAGCTGAATTACAAAAAGCTATCTATAATGATTATTCTGAGATTGAACAATTAATCAGATTATCAAATCACCCAAGTTTAGTTAAGACACCTAATGTAGAGGCTAGTGCAGGTGCAGGTTCTATTATTGAAATGCCTGAAGATTTAGAACCCAACTTAAAACCCTATCTTATCCAACCTAGTTCACAGTCATTAGATGGCATAATGAATAACATCAATATGAAGGTAGAATCTATTAATAGAATTACACATATGGGTGCAGTAAGAGCCACTCAGGATAGAGTACAGTCAGGTATAGCCTTACAAACAGAATTTCAATTATTAAACGCTAGATTATCTGAGAAGGCTGACTATTTACAAAACGCAGAAGAACAAATTTGGAATTTATTCGCTGAATGGCAAGGCAGAGAATTTGATGGTGAAATAATTTATCCTGATAGTTTCAATCTTAGAGATTACGCATCCGACTTACAATTCCTACAAATGGCAAAAGCTAGTGGCGTTCAGTCTGATAGTTTTGTTAAAGAAGTAGATAAACAGATTGCAAGAGCAGTCGTAGATGATGATGAAAAGATTAATACTATTGATAATGAAATAGATGCAAAAGCTGTCAATATTGGACAATTTAGTACGCCAACCATAGAAGGAGAAGAAATAGAAGAATAATGGCATTAAGTAATTTGTATAATTTTCCTTTAGGATTATCCGTACAAAAAGGATTAGTTCAAAATTTTTTAGGAATTTCTAAATTTGGTTTAAATACCGCAGTAGGTACATCCTTTGAAACAATTTGGGATGGAAACAATACATACAGTTATCCATCAAGTGCAGGTACTGCAACTGCTACAAGTTCTAGTACAGATGATAATACTGGAACTGTAGAGATACAGGGATTAGATAGTAATTATGATTTAGCTACTGAAACATTAACGATAGGTGGAAGTGCAGGTTCAACTAACTTTATTAGAGTATTTAGAGCAATAATGACAACTGCCAATACAGGAAATGCGAATGTAGGTACAATATCAATTACAGTATCATCAACAACAGTAGCACAGATTAGACCTACTTATGGACAAACTTTAATGTGCGTTTATACAGTGCCAAGAAAATACAATGCTTATTTATTGCAATTAGATGTAGGTAGTTCAAAAGATTTAGAAAACGAAATTAGATTTATTACTAAAGATATATCTAATGGTAATGTTTGGAGTACAAAATCATTCATTACTACAAGAGGTGGTTTTATAGAAAAAAATTATGTAGTTCCTATTGTCATTACTGAAAAGACAGATATTGAGTTAATTGCTAAATCTAGTGCCACATCAGCAGTCAGTGGTGGATTTGAATTAATCTTGGAAAAGATTGACCAATCTTAATGGCTAGACGAGTTCCTAAAGATAAAAAAACTAAAGTACCTAAAAAATATTTATCAGGTTTAAAAGGTGCTAAGAGAACAAGACGAGCATCATTAATCAAAAAAGTATCAGCATTATATAAAGCAGGTAAACGCATCCCTATGTCATTACTAAAATCAAGAACTAAAGCCTAATGGTAAAAGCTAAACCATTATCCGCTACTGTAAAAGCAACCTTACAAAGAAAAGCAAAGGCATCTAAGAAATATACTTATACAACATTAGCAAAAGTGTATCGTAGAGGACAGGGTGCTTTCTTATCCGCAGGTAGTCGTAGAGTTCCTATGGCGGCATGGTCTATGGGTAGAGTTAATTCATTTCTAAGAGGTAGTCGGAAACACGACTTAGACTTACGCAAAAAGAAAAAGTAAAAGGCAAGACTGTTTCAGTTAATGATTTATACAACTGGACACATCAACAACATGGTCAAAAGAAATGCTTTTGTGGTAAGTTTGCATGTATAGGTTTTAATTACAGATTTGGTATGTTAGAACTATTATGTTTTAAACATTACGAAGAAAGGATAAACCAATGCCAAAACACTACGGAAAAACAAAATCAGTTAAATCTTCTATGAAGATGAAGAAAAGAAAGAAGAAAAAAAAATAGTGGCTAAAAGACGTAAAAAAGCACCTAGAGGATTTCATTATATGCCAGATGGTAGATTGATGAAAAACTCAGCACACAAAAGAAAGAAAAAGAAATAATGGCTACTTATAAAGGTCGTCAAGTTAAGCTGAATAAACCATTTAGAACACCTAGCAAGTCAAAGAAGTTTGGTGTATATGTGAAGAATAAAGCAACTGGCAATGTTAAAATAGTCAGATTTGGCGACCCTAATCTTTCTATAAAGAAAAATATCCCTGCTAGACAAAGAAGTTTTATGGCTAGATTTAGACCTATATTAGCCAAAGTCAAAGGACAGAAAAACCTATCCCCTGCTTATTGGGCAGTGCAATCTTGGAAAAAAGGTTTTAAAGTTTAATGAATGGCAAAACAAGAAATACTAAACAAATTAATTGATACTCACGAAGAAAGAGTTATTGGCGTACTTAAAAAACTTGAAGATGATATTATTGCTGACTTAACTAAGTCAACCGCAGGTGGTGAAAAACTAACCACCCAACTAGCCATTCAACTTAGACCCAACCTTAAAAGATTAATTGAAGAAAATTATTTATCAGAAGTAGATGATATTATCCGCAGTGAATATGATGAAGTCATTAAAGAATATCAAAAGTTTATTAAGCCACTACCTATCCCTGCAAGATTTAAGTCATTAACAAAACCTAATCTTGAAGTTATTAACCAATTAAAATTTTTATCTTTTAGTGGGTTTGAGGATATTGCTAATACCTACCTAGACACATTAGCCAATGAAGTTTATCAGTCAGCTATTGTAGGCAAAGACTTTAATCAAATGGTTAAAAATATTAGAGCCAAGATTAATGGTGTTTACCAAAGAAGTGATGAAACAGAAATAAACCGCCTTGTAGATTTCATAGATAAAAATAGATATTCCAACAATCCTAGTATCAAAGCACAAGTCACTACTGCTAAAGAAACATTACAATCTAAATATGCCGCTGATGTTTATGGAGATAATATGCGTAGATACGCAAGTCAAATGGCACATGATAGTTTAATGCAGTTTGACGGACAATTTACTAAGTACAAAGCTAATGAAGCAGGGATTACATCTTACAAATACACAGGCACAAATATTATTACTACTAGACCCTTTTGTAGAGCCAATCTCAATAAAGTCTTTACAGAGCAAGAAGCCATAGATACTTGGGCATCTACTAGGTGGGCAGGAAAGTCAGGAACAGACCCATTTATCAATAGAGGTGGCTATAGATGTCGTCATTCCTTTATCCCATACGACCCTGAATGGGAAAATTTGATTGAAGAATAGAATTTTTTTATATATCTCTTAAATAAATAACTAATAAAGGAGTTATAATCATGTCTGACGAGAATAAAACGGAACAGGTGGAAGCAACAACAACAGAAAATGTAGAAGTAAAACAAGAACAACCAGTAGAACAACCAAAACCAAATCAAGTTGATATTGATAAAGTAGTCAAAGACAGACTTTATCGTCAAGAACAAAAAATCTTAAATGAACTAGGAGTAGGCTCATTAGATGACGTAAAAGCGGCTATAGAAGAAAGAAGAAAAGCTGAAGAAGAAAAACAACTTGAACGAGGTAAGTTTGATGAAGTTATCAAAAAGAAAACTCAAGAATATAATGATAAACTTAATAAGCTAGAAGCAGAACTCAGAGATGAAAGAGTTGATAAGCAATTAATCAATGCCGCTTCAAAGCATAAAGCCATCAATCCAGAACAAATCAAATCTCTACTAAAGAATAGCGTTCATCTTAATAAAGATGGCAAAGTAGAAGTTGTTGATAATTCAGGAACACCAAGATATAACAAGGATGGTGACTTATTGACAGTTGATGAAGCTGTACAAGAGTTTTTAACGCAGAACGCACACTTTCAGTCGGCAACTCCCTCTGGGAGCGGAAGTGTAAGTAATGTGGGTCAGTCAAATACGAATAAGACTTTAAACATTTCGGACTTAGACATGAGTAATCCTGCTGATAGAAAAGCATACGCAGAGTATCGTAAAACTAGAGACAGTGTCACTCATATTAACTTAAAAAAATAAACGAAAGGTAAATAACAATGGCAAACGAAAGCACAAGTACAACTCTTAGTGAATTGTACACAGAAATCGTTGCTGAAGCTGAGTTCGTAATTCAAGAGCAATCTATAATGAAGAACTTGGTAAAAAACTACACTATCGCAGGTGGTGGTAAATCCGTAGAAGTACCGATTTACTCAGCTATCGCGGCGGCAGGTGTAGCAGAAGCAACCGATTTATCAAACACAGCAGTAAACCCAAGTTCAGTGACAATCACTGCATCTGAGGTTGGCGTAATGACAACACTAACTGATTTAGCGAGAAACTCCGCACCAAGAAACGTAGCGGCTGATATCGGTAGATTATTCGGTGAAGGTATTGCAAAGAAAATGGACGAAGACTTAATCGCATTATTTGATGGTTTCTCAACTACATTAGGTGACGGAACTGGAGCGATTGCGGCTTCTTCTATCTTCAATGCGGCATCAACTCTAAGAGCGGCAGGACTGCCAACAAATGAGTGTTATGCAGTATTACACCCAAAGATTGCTTATGACTTAAAAGCAAACTTAACAAACACATTTGCTAATCCAAATGCAGGTGATTTACAGAACGAAGCACTACGCTCAGGTTATGTAGGTCAGATTGCAGGTATTACAGTATTTGAAACTTCAAATATGGCTAACACAGGTACAGCAGGTGATTACAAAGGTGCAGTATTCCATAAGGATGCTTTAGCACTAGCTATGATGCAGGACATCAAGATTGAAACTCAAAGAGATGCTTCTCTAAGAGCAGACGAGATTGTTGCTACTGCAGTTTATGGTGTTGGAGAATTACATGATTCATATGGTGTAGAAATGCACTTTGACTCATCAATCCAGTAGTATATGCTTGTGGGTGGGGATATAATCCCCACCTACTATTAGGAGTTTATTATGGACACAGTTAAATTAAAAAAAGGCGATAAAATAATCACAAGAACAAAATTTGATTGGGAAAAAAATTTAATACATTGGAAATTAAGAGGTTATGATTTAGTAGAAAAAAAACCTGCTGAAGAAAAACCAAAAAAAACTAGAAAGAAGAAAGAAGATTAATGGCAACAACAGAATTTTCAGTAGCAATAGCAGACATTAAAAATTATGTTCCTGATATAGAGGACTATGGATTATTAGATAGTAATAATGATTTTGATGCACCCTTACAACAAGCTGAGAATGATGTTATTAGACAGATTAGAGAAGAATGGTGGGAAAGATACCGCCATACAGTCAGATACAAAGATATTACTAAAGTCACAACACTAGAGTTAGATAGTTCTAAATTAACAAATTCACAATGGACTAGAAGTGTAGTTTATAGAGCATTAGCAGAATATATTTATCCTATCTTGACTAAATGGAAAGACCCACAAGGTGGAGATGGACAAGATGCTTTCCAAGTTCAAATGGCACATTATAGAACAAAATATGCAGAAGAATTTAATGCAGTATTAAGAGATGGTGTTGAGTATGATGAAGATGGTGATAGCAATGTCACCGCTAGTGAAAAAGAACCTATACATCATTTAAGATTAGTTCGTTAATGGTTGCGAGTGTTCGCATCAAGGACAATTCTGTTCAAGTAAGTAAATCAGTTCAAAAAGTTTCTAAACAAGTACAAAGAGCAATTAAAAGAGCCTTAGCTAACGCAACTGCTTTTGAAATTTCCGCTATTAAAGAACGTACCCAAAACAAAGGTGTAGATTTTAGAGGTAGAGCATTTAAACCTTATTCACCTAAATATAAAAGAAGATTAGTAAAAGAATCTGGAGTTGTTGATTTAACTGATACAGGACAAATGTTTAGTTCATTAACAAGTAAAGTCACAACCAGTAAAGGTCAATTATTTTTTAGACAGGCATCAGCTAATAAAAAAGCATTTTTCCATGATGTTGCAGGTGTTGGCAAAAGTAGAGTTATCCGACCCTTTTTTAGAATAAGTAAAAAAGAAGAAACAAATATTGAAAAGATATTCTTTAATGTGCTAGAAAGAGAACTAAGATTATGAGTATTAGAGAAAATATAGCCGCCAATATTATTACTGTATTAGATGCAGTGACTTCACCTATTGAATTAAAAAAAATAACTAGAGAGCCTTTTGAACCTGAACAATTAGCTGACCCTCAATTTCCTGCAATATATATATCTACAGGTGACGAGGTAAGAGAAGATTATACTTTAGGTGATACTGCGGCAGGAAAAAGAAGTGGCACAATAGATTATGTTTTAGTGGGTTATGTTAAAGGCACAGAAACTAATTTAGATACAAAAAGAAATCAGCTTATAGAAGTTATAGAAGAAACTCTTGATGCAGATAGGACTAGAGGTGGTAATTCTCTTAATAGCCAAATAGTAGAAGTTAGTTCTGATGAAGGCACATTATATCCTTTGGGTGGAGTGAGAATTGTGGTAAGAGTATTTTATGAATTTGTACGAGGTACGGCATAATGGCTAAAAGAGTAAAGCTATACAAAGATGATATTTCCATAGAAGTATGGGATAATAATATAGACAAGTTTCTTGCTAATGGTTATAAACTAGAAGCAGAAAAAAAACCTACCAAATCTAAAAAAAAGGTAGAAACAAATAACGAAGGAGATAACGAATGGCAACACACGTCGGAACAAGCGGAGTAGTCAAAATTGCATCAGCAACTGTAGCTGAAGTAATAGGTTTTAATATTGACGAAACTAACGATACTGTTGAAGATACATCATTAACTGATACTGCAAAAACCTATATTGCACTAAGAAAAGATGCCACTGGTACTATTGAATGCCATTGGGATGAAACAGATTCATCAGGTCAAGAAAGCCTTGATGTTGGTGCTTCTGTCACATTAAATCTTTACCCTGAAGGTGCAGATAGCGGTGATGCTTATTATACTGGAACTGCTTTAGTGACAGGTGCATCAGTAGCAGTGACAATGGATGGTGTAATCAGTAGAACATTTAATGTTCAATTTACTGGTGGCGTCACACACACAACAGTCTAATCTAAATGCCCAAAAAAGATTATCTTGAGGGTGCTATAAATCATTTTAAGCACCAAGAGATTAAAATTATTGAAGTAGAAGAATGGGGATTAACAGGCGAAGATGCCATTTATGTTAAACCATTTACACTTTTAGAAAAAGCAGAAATCTTTAAAGGCTCTAGTGATAACGACTTAACTGTCTTAATTGATGTCATTGTAAAAAAGGCACAAACAAAAGATGGTGAGTTAATGTTTGATTTAGAAAGTAAGATTAGGATGAAGAAGTTTGTTGACCCTGATATTATTGCTAGAGTGTCTAGTGAAATATTAAATCCTTCAACTGATGATACTAAAACCCTAAAAAAAAACTAAATTCTGATTCAGATTTTAGATTTCATTTTTTCCTAGCAGAAAAGCTACATAAAACTATTGGGGAGATTTTACAAATCCCAGTAGATGAATATAATATGTGGGTAGCTTATTATAATCTCAAACATGAAGAAGAACAAAAAGCATTGAATAAACAGAAGATGCAAGGTAAAAGAAGATAATGACTAAAAAATTACTGATTGACATTATCGCTAATGATAAAACCAAAAAAGCACTAACTGGTGTTCAAAAAAATCTTGGAAATGTAAAAAGGTCGGTTTTTAGCTTAAAAGGTGCATTGGTTGGTCTTGGTGCAGGTGCAGTTGTCAAATCATTTGTTAATGTAGGTAAAGAAGTTGAAAGCCTACAAGTTCGTTTTAAATTCTTATTTGGCTCAATAGAAGAAGGTAAAGAAGCCTTTGATAGTCTTACAGATTTTGCAGGTAGAGTTCCATTTTCCTTAGAGGAAATATCAAGAGCATCAGGTAATTTGGCAGTTGTTGCTAAAGATGCACAAGACCTTAATAGAGTTTTAGAGATAACTGGTAATGTAGCGGCAGTCACAGGATTAGATTTTGAAACCACATCATCACAAATTCAAAGAGCATTTGCAGGTGGTATTGGTGCGGCAGATTTATTTAGAGAAAGAGGTGTGAGAGCCTTATTAGGATTTCAAAATGGTGCAAAAGTCACTGCAGAAGAAACAGTAGCAAGATTTGAAGAATTATTTGCAGGAGATGGTCAATTTGCTAATGCCACTAAAGATTTAGCAACTACACTTGAAGGTACTATCTCAATGATTGGAGATAAGTATTTTAAATTTCAAAAAGATGTTGCATCAGGATTTTTTGATGAACTTAAAGGTGAGTTTGGTGACTTAAATGTATTTTTAGAGCAGAATGAACAACAAATAAAAGATATTGCAACAGCTATCGGTGAAAACTTTGCAGGAGCAATTAGTAAAACATCAAATCTAATTAAAAATGTAGCACCTGCAGTAAAAAATGTATCTGATGCATTAGGCACAACAATTACAGGATTTCAAAGTCTACCTTCATTTGTTCAAACATCAGGATTAATTTCAGCATTATTATTAGGTAAAAAAGGTGTAGCGGCAGTCACAACAATATCATTTTTAGTTGGTCAAATTAGAGAATTATTTAATCAAGCATCAAGTTTAGCACAATTAGAAGCTAACATTGTTAATATCCAAGAATTAGAAGATGCAGAATTTTTACTAAAATCACTGAATACTAGATTTGGTGAGATAGTTCAATCACAACGAGAAATGAATGAAGCTAATTTCCAGTTGTCTATAAAAGAATTAGAAGAATTACAAAGAACTATAGATAAAACAAAAGAAAGAATTGAATTATTAACAAGTGTTGATGGATTTAATAAAATTTCAGTATCAACTAAACATTTATCTCATAATTTTAAAGAATTAACAAAAGAACAAAAAAATAATTCAAGTATATTTAGACAACAAAGTCTTGAACTTGAAAAGTTCCGTCTGAAATACAGAAATGTTATAGATGATACAGAAGAATTAAATTCAATGTCTTTAGAAAATTTTAGATTTGAATTAGACAAATTTAACGAAAAATTTAGAAATAACACAGATGAACAGTTATCTAGTTTGCAAAGATTTAAAAGTGGATTTCAAGATGCTATGAACGAAAGTACATTTGATAGTTTTGAAAAAGCAGGAAAGACTGCATTTGCAAGTTTAACTAAGACATTAAGTGATTTTGTCATTACAGGAAAACTTGACATGAAAGGATTTGGTGATGCAGTAAAAAGAGCATTAGTAGAAGCATTAATAGGTGAGGCAGTGACTGCCGCTATTGGTAAAGCTAAATCATTATTCCAAATGAAGGCTATAAAAACCGCATTAATAAATACATACGAAGCAGGAACTAAAGCATTAGCACAAGGTGGAGTTTTAGGGCCATTCCTAGCGGCAGGAGTTATAGCAACAGGTATTGGAATGGTTAATAAAATTAAAGGATTTGAAAAAGGTGGTAGACCGCCAGTTGGTCGTCCTTCAATGGTTGGTGAGGCAGGGCCTGAACTTTTTATTCCCCAACAAGCAGGAACAATAGTACCCAATAATAAACTAGGTGGAATGGGTGCGACTACAGTCAATTTAAATGTATATGCTAATGACACAGAGGGTTTTGATGATTTATTATTAAAACGTAGAAGTACAATAGTTAATGTGATAAATGATGCTTTAAATAGTCAAGGAAAAGAGGCGTTAGTTTAATGAGTGGCACTTATCCAACATCACCTGAATTTAATTCAATAGGTTTTTCATCTGAACAAAAAACAATTACATCTACTACTGATAGCGGTAAGATGTTTAGCGTTCAAGTAGATGGACAAAGATTTAAATTTAGTGCAACTTACCCACCTATGAGAAGAAGTGATTTTGCTCCAGTCATAGCTTTTATTATGAAGCAGAGAAGTCAGAAAGAAACATTCCAAATAGCTTTACCTGATTTAAAGAATGCAAAAGGTAATGTATCAGGAACAGTATTAGTCAATGGTTCACATACCGCAGGTGATACAACAATAACTGTTGATGGAATGACAGGTACAATTAAAGCAGGTGATTTTGTAAAGTTTGGCGGAGATACAAAAGTTTATATGGTTGTTGCTGATGCAACTGCTGATGTTTCTAATGAAGCTACTCTTACAATAGAGCCACCTTTAAGAAGTGCTTTATCCAATGATGCTTCTGTGACTTATGATGGTGTAGAATTTACAGTTAGATTAACTAATGATATTCAACAATTTAATACTGACGATATAGATTTATATAAATTTGAAGTTGATTTCATAGAGGCTCTCTAATGACTAGAGGGTTATCTAGTAACATAACCACAGAGTTGGGAAATCAAAATATTAAGGCGATTGCCTTAGTAGAAATAAATTTTCCTACACCTCAAAGACTAACAAACCATTATAAAGATATAACCCATAATTCTAACACATATACTGCAAGTTCTCATCTATTAGGAATAAGTGGTAAAGGAGAAAATTCATCTATTGATGTATCTAGCTTTCAAATAGAATTATCAGCGGTTGATAGTGCCTTTGTTTCTATTGTTTTAAACAATGTGGTGAATAACGACCAAGTGACTGTGGACATGGGTTTCTTAAATAGCACAGATGCTTTAATAGATACATTCACTTATGAAATAGGTTTTATTGATAGTTTTAGAATAGATACTGAAAAAGGTAGATTAGTTTTAAATTGTACTTCACATTTTGCAGATTTTAGTAGAACCGCAGGAAGAAAAACTAATAACGGAAGTCAACAAAGATTTTTTAGTACAGATGTTGGTTTTGAATTCGCAGGTTTAACAGTTCAAGATATTCTTTGGGGTAGAAAATAATGGGTTTATTTGATGGTATAGGAAAAGCACTTAATAATATTTGGAAAGGTGTCCAACAAGTATTTATTGAAGTTATCTCATGGATTATTCCTATTCCTGACCTTCCTGATTTTGATAGAGATTTAGCTGACCAAAACGCAAGAGGTGTTTTACTTAACAAACAATCTAACAATGCACATATTCCTGTTGTTTATGGTGAAAGATTAATTGGTGGTACAAGAGTATTTTTAGAAGTTTCAGGAACAGATAATCAATATTTGTATGGTGCTATTGTATTATGTGAAGGTAAAATAAATAATATAACTCAAATAAAAGTTAATGATGATGCAGTGACTTTTAGTGGCTCTATTGCAGATGGAACACAAATAACTTCTAATGATAGTCGTTTTGGAACAACAATAACTATTCAACCTTTTTTTGGTGGTGATAGCCAATCAGCTTCTAGTTTATTATCAACATTAACGAATTGGGGAAGTAATCATAAATTATCTGGAATAGCTTATATTGCATTTAGAATAGAATGGGATGCAGATAAATATACTGGTATTCCAAACATACAAGCCAAAGTACAAGGTAAATTAATATCTACTTATGATGGAAGTAGTAGTGAAACTGCAAATCAATATTCAACCAACCCTGCATTTATTCTTTTAAATTATTTAACAGATACAAGATTTGGTAAAGCCATTCCGATTGCAAATATAGATATTCCTAGTTTTTATACTGCATCTACAGTTTGTGCCACACAGATAACACCCTATACAGGTGCATCTCAAATTAATCTTATAGATACAAATGTTGTTTTAGATACTTCAAATAAAATTATGGACAATGTTAGAAATCTTTTACGAGGTATGAGAGGTTTATTAACTTATCAGCAAGGTAAATATAGACTTGTTGTAGAAACTACAGGCTCATCAGTTCTTACTCTAAATAAAGATAATGTAATCGGTGGTATTCAAGTTCAATCAGAAAAGAAAAATTCTAAGTTTAATAAAATTCAAGCAACCTTTATTAATCCTGAAAAAAATTATCAAAGCGATACGATTGTTTATGACACTAACCATTCAACTTATTTAAGTGAAGATGGAAATATCTTACAAGAGGGTGCAATAGATTTACCTACAATTACATCACCTTATCAAGCAAAAGAAATGGCTAAACTTGTTTTATTACGTTCAAGAAATAGTTTAGCAGTTTCATTAACTGCAAATTATCAAGCTATGAATTTAGCAGTAGGTGATATCGTATCATTAACAGAAGATTTAACAGGTTTCTCAGCTAAAAGTTTTAGGGTTGCAGGATTAGCTATTAATGCTGATTACACTGTTTCTTTATCATTAACAGAACATCAAGATAGTTTTTATACTTTTGAAACACAATCACAGGTAGCAACTGAACCTGATACGTCTTTTCCTAATCCTTTTACAGTTCAACCCCCTGCATCAGTCACCCTTGCTGATGAATTAATTGAATACAATGATGGGACAGTTATTGTTGCCATGAATATTACGATTGGGGCATCACCTGATAATTTTGTTAGAGAATATCAAGTAGAATATAAAAGAACTGCTGATAGTAATTTTATTGTTCATAGTAGAGGTACAGTAGATTTATTTCATAGAGTATTGAATGTTATCTCAGGTGATAATTATACAGTAAGAGTTAAGGCTATTAATTCACTTGGCATAGAAAGTACAAACGTAACTGCTACTAGAGATATTGTGGGTGAGATTGACCCACCTAGTGATGTGCAAGACTTTGCAATTAATATCGTAGGTACTGATGCTCATTTATCTTGGGAGAGTATTCCAGACGCAGACCTTAATTATTATGTTGTCAACTTCACTACAGAAACAGTCAATCCAGAATGGCAAAATAGTTTTACTTTAATTAATAGAGTATCAAGACCTGCAACATCTGTGACTGTACCTGCAAGAACAGGTAGCTATCTTATCAAGGCAGTGGATAAGCTAGGCAACTTCTCATCTAATGAAGCTATTATTACTACTAACATTACTGCTATTGGAAACTTTACTAATGCTAATACTGCTACAGAAAATCCAGACTTTACAGGAACTAAAACAAACTGTGTTGCGGTAGATAGTGCTTTAGAATTAGATAGTATTGAATTATTTGATGCGAATACTACAGATAACTTTGATGATATAACCGCAAGGAATTTTGATGGTGGTACAGTAAATAATAATGTTCCGTCTATTGGAACATATGAATTTGCTAATATTATAGATTTAGGAAGTGTTCAAACAACTAGATTAACAGGAAACATTACTCAAACCACAGATGATAGAGATAGATTGTTTGATAACGTAGCAGGACTATTTGATGACCAAGCATCTAACTTTGATGGTGACGCATCTGTGAACGCATCTAGTCATTTAGAGATTGCTACATCTACTGACAATACAACTTATACATCATTTAGAAATTTCAATGTGGGTGATTATTCCGCTAGGTATTTTAAATTTAGATTAATAATGCAGAGTTTAGATAACTCCGCAACTCCTGTGGTATCAGCACTATCCGTAGATGCTGATATGCAAGAAAGATTAGTTTCTGAAAATGATGTAGCATCAGGTGCAGGAACAAAATCTATTACATTCTCACCTGTGTTTATTTCTACACCTGCTATTGGTGTTTCAGCACAAGGCTTGGCAACAGGTGATTTTTATGAGATAACATCTAAATCAACCAGTGGATTTAATATTACATTTAAAAATTCAGGTGGTACTCCGATTAGTAAAACATTTGACTATATAGCGAAAGGACATTAAAAGTAAGTTATGGCACAACATGATATGAATATCGCCAATCAGGGTTTCCCTGCATTTAGAAGCGATTTAAACAATGCATTATCAGCTATTAATTCAACACATTCAGGCAGTTCTACACCTAGTGGAGCAGTCGCAGGTACAATTTGGCTAGATACAACTAATGCAACAAACCCAACTCTTAAATTCTATGATGGTGCAGATAATATATCATTAGCCACTATTGATTATTCAGCTAACACAGTTGATTGGCTAGATAGTTCCGTATCAATTACAGGATTATCTACATCAGCTACAGGTACAGTCTTAACACTATCAGATAGCAATATCTTATTTGCTAAAAAAGGATATTTTGCAGAACAAACACTAACTGACGGAGCAACGATTGATTGGAACTTATCTACTCAACAAGTGGCAAAAGTAACTCTTGCAGGAAATAGAACTTTAAACGCACCAACCAATCAACAAGCAGGAGCATTTTATTCTCTAGCTATTATTCAAGATGGTACAGGCTCAAGAACTTTGACATTCAACTCAGCATACAAGTTCACAGGTACGTTAGCACCTACATTAACAACCACTGCATCAGCTAAAGATATAATTATCTTTAAATCTGATGGAACTAACTTATTAGAAGTAGGAAGGTCTTTAAATATCGGATAATGTTTGCTTTAGTACAAGATAATGCTTTTGTTAAAATAGTAAACTCAAGCAAAGGAATAACCATTGATGATAATCAATATCCTAAAACAATTTTTTCATTATGGACAAACGCTGAAAGGGAAGCGATTGGAATATATGAAGTGGTCATGGACACAACTAATAAGAAAGATGAAGCATATTATATCAATACTGATGTTAGTTATGCCTATTCTAGTGGTACTGTCACTGGAAGTTATGGCACTGCCACTGCAAAACCTTTAAATGATGTTCTTTTTGAAGAAGGTGATGAAATCCCTAGCGATAAATCAGTAGGTGATGTGAGATTTGAAGGACTAAAATCATTAGAGATTAAAAAAATTAAAGCACAAGCAAGTGGACTTCTATCCCCTACTGATTGGCATGTAGTCAAAGCAACTGAAGTCGCTGATTATGATGTACCAAGTAATGTTGCAACTTACAGAGCAAATGTAAGAGCAAAATCAAATGAAATGGAAACACAGATTAATGCTTGTTCTGATGTTGATGCTTTAAAAACTTTATTCACTTGGGTGTATGATGAAGATACAGATACAACCTCAAGACCTTTAGCTAGTTTCCCAGAGGTGATATAATGACATTCCCAATTCTAGGTGGGAATGGTACAGCAGTTAGTGCAGGCCCTTATAACATAGATAATTCCCTAAGATTTAATGATGATGATAGTGCTTATTTAACAAGAACAAATAGTGCAGGTAATAGAAAAACTTGGACTTGGAGTTCATGGGTAAAAAGATGTGATATTCCTACAAGTGGTAGCCAACAATTTATATTTACATCAAATAATACCAGTAATTATTCATCAATGTTTTTTGATGAAAGTACAAACAGATTTAATTTTTATAATTATTCTGGTGGATATGTAGATAGATTAGAAACCAATGCAGTTTATCGTGATGTTTCAGCTTGGTATCATTTTTTTATTAAACACGACTCTACCCAATCAACTGAAGCAGATAGATTGGAACTTTATGTCAATGGAGTAAAAGTCACAAGTTTTGCAACTGCAAACTATCCTACTCTTAACTATGATAGTTATATGAATGTATCAGGCTACAACAATATAATTGGCAGACAACAAGTTGGAGATTCAGCTTTATTTGACGGATATTTAGCAGATGTTTATTTAATAGACGGAACTGCAAAAGCACCTACTGACTTTGGAGAATTTGATGATAGTGGTATATGGAAACCAAAAGCATATTCAGGTAGTTATGGCACGAATGGGTTTAAACTTGACTTCTCAGATAGCGGTAGTCTCGGTGCTGATGCTAGTGGTCTTGGTAATAACTTCACTGCAACTAATTTAGCATCTACTGACCAAATGCCAGATACACCTACAAAAAATTTTAATACTTTAAGCCCATTAGCAGGACAAATGAGGCAAAATGGTCATATGGGAGTTTTATCGCAAGGTAATTTACAATTTACACCTTCATCTAGCACAGGTTGGAGTGGTAGTTCTTCAAACTTTTTAATTCCTCAAGGTAGTGGTAAATGGTATGCAGAAACAGTTATTACCTATGTTTCTAATCAATCTGGATTGTTTGGGATTCAAAATGCTCATGATATAAGAACACATGGATATTTTACTGCTGAACAATATTCAGTAGTATGGCAAGATTCTGGCGATACTTATATAGCGACAGTAAGTAGTGGCACTGAAACTAACAAAGATACGAGCATTGATACTTCAGTAGGCGACATTTATCAAATAGCTTATGATTCAGATAATGGAAAAATTTGGTTTGGAAGAAATAATACTTGGATAACAGGTAATCCAAGCACAGATACATCACCTGCTTATTCTAGTATTACAGGTGATAAAATTATTTATTCAGCATCTTATAGAAGTAGTTCAAGTTATACCGCACAACTTGTAAACTTTGGGCAAGACAGTTCTTTTGCAGGAAATAAAACTGCTCAGAATAATTCTGATGCTAATGGTGAGGGTGACTTTTTTTATGCTCCACCAACAGGCTTTTTATGTTTGAACACTACTAACCTAGCAACTGAATTATCCCCTACGATTGATGATGGTAGTCAATATTTTAATACTACTCTTGTGACATCAACAGGCTCAGACATAACTATTAATACAGGATTTAAGCCTGATTTTCTTTGGACTAAAAGTAGAAGTTATGACGCTAGGCATGAATTACATAATACCACCAGTGGTGATAATAAAAGATTAGTTTCTAATTTAACCACTGCAGAAGAAACATTTAGTAATTATATGGAATTTACAAGTAATGGGGCAACATTTAAAACAAACTTACCTCATGCTTTGGCAGGTGGTGGAGCAGGTCGTACAGGAGTTGCATGGTCATGGAGTGCCAATGGTGGTACTACATCATCTAACACAGACGGAAGTATTACCTCAACAGTTCAAGCTAACACAACCGCAGGATTTAGTATTGTGACTTATACAGGAACAGGTGCTAGTGCTACTGTTGGTCATGGTCTAGGCGTAGTTCCGTCTGCGATTATTGGTAGGTCAAGAACTAATACTGGTTTCAACTGGGGTACATGGCACAAATCCTTACAATCTCAATATGGAGACAATGCTTGGATAAAAATAAACTCTTCTGATGCTTATACAACTCAATATGATGTATTTAATCCTGAGAACAATACAACTTCAGTAATCGGTTTAGGTTCTGAAGCTACAATGAATAATAGTGGCTCAAACTATGTTGCCTACTGTTTCGCAGAAATAGAAGGATACTCTAAAATGGGTAGCTATACAGGTAATGGAAATGCTGACGGAACATTCGTTTATACAGGCTTTAGACCTGCTTGGGTATTGAGAAAATGTTCAACTGCAGCTGAACAATGGCATATTCAAGATACTAAAAGACTAGATTTTAATAATGATAGTAATTCTGCAATACTTATTCCCAGTACTAATGCTCCAGAAGCTACTAATACAAATCTTTTAATGGATATTTTATCTAATGGATTTAAATGTAGAGCATCTGATGGTGCAGGGAATGGCTCTGGTAGAACATACATTTACATGGCATTTGCAGAAAATCCATTTTTGACATCATCAGGTGTTCCAGTAGTAGCGAGATGAGAAATGATTGGTTTACATATTTCATTCCTGCTTTATTAGTTTTTTTATTTACATTATTAATTTGTACTCAAGTTCAAGCTGAAACGAATACAGTAAGTTCTACTGTCGTTAATAATACTCCCCCTACTGCTAATTCCCCTGCTGTCAATATAGTTAATAGTGATGTATGTAAGACATCTAGTGTCGGTGCAATTCAACTACCTTATATCGGTGCATCAGGTGGCACTACAATAACCGACCTTAATTGTGAACGTATTAAATTAGCTAGAAGCCTTTACTCAATGGGAATGAAAGTTGCAGGTGTTTCTATTTTATGCCAAGACGCAAGAGTTTGGGATGCTATGCATTTTTCTGGCACAAGTTGTCCATATATAGGCGGTAAGATTGGACAAGACGCAGTTGATGGTTGGATGACTGAAGAAGGACAAAAATTAATTCCAGAAGGAAGCGTTGTAAAATCACAATTACAAAAACCAGAACCAGTTAAAGAAGAAGGAGATATAGATGGTCTTAAAAATTTTGGTCTTATGGCTCTTGGTTTGCTTCTCATATTCTAAGGCTCAAGAATGTACCACTGACACTATAGGTTTATGTACTCCCTTAGTGACAGATATAATTACTAAAGAAAAAGTCATTGAAGAAGATACTGATAGTACAGGTATCTATATAACCGAAACAATCACAACCACCACAACAACAACCACAGTCACCAATAAAGATAGCGGAGATATATTAGATGGCAGTAATGGATTTGTTTCTACATCTAAAGAGGGTGATATGGATATTGATTGGGGTGGACAGGGTAGTGCCTCAATGCCTTCTGGTAGTTATTGTAATGAATTAGGCACAGATAAATGTGCTGAGATTACAGACGCTAATTTAACCACCTTTTATCAGCAAGTAGATATTTCAGAACTAGATATTAATTATGGTGGTCAAACTCAATATACAATCAAAGTAGATAAACAAGATGACCAAGATAGTGTTTATATGAAAGTCATTGGTAGAAATGGAAATACGGAAGTCTTTAATGGTACTGATGTTTTATCAGCTTCAGGCGTTAATAGTGGATATCAACAATATCAAGGCAATTTTGATTTTTCAGGAAAGATAACTAATCTCATTATTGAAGTAGGCGGTAGGGATATCAATCTAGCGGTTGGTGTTCTGTTTGATGATGTGACTATTAATGTTTTATATAATGTTATTGAAACAATCATTACCCAAGAAATTACAAAGCTAGAAACTTTTATTGCGTTAAATTTAGACCAACCTGAATTAATTGATGTAGCTGAAACTGTTTTTGAATTTAATGATGTTTCTAAGCAAGATGATTTTATTATGTTTGAACCTATTGAACCTGAACCAATGGAAATTTCTTATGAAACTGTTGAAGCAGAAATAGAAGCACCTGTTATTGAAGAAATAAAAATAGAAGAAGCACCTATGGAAGAAATTATAGAAGTTGAAATGGAAGAAGTCGTAGAAGAAATTGTAGAAGAACCTGTAGAAGAAGTTGAAGTTGCAAAGGTTGATGAACCTGTAGATGAACCAGTAGAAGAAACAAAAGAAAAACCTAAAGAAGAAGTAAAAGAAACTAAACAAGAAAAAGCCAACAAGATAGTCAAGAAAATGGGTGATAAAGGTAAATATGATGCCAACAATCAAACAAAGACTTTGGTTGTTATGCAAGTATTGGCAGATAGTAAGAGTTTCTTTGAACAACCACAGCTACCACAGATACAAGGATTTTTTGATAATAGAACTTTGCCAGATGGTGAAATAATTGATAATAATATTTTGATGTATAATT